ATGAATAATGAGCAGTTTATAGACGACTGCTCAGGTCTATTAGCCACGAAGATTCGACTCCTGCTAACTCTCTTCTCATAAGAGCATCCGTTGCAAAACCTTTTAAAGTCTTATAGCGGAATGTTATATATTGTACTACTTTATTTTAATAGATTTAGGCTTTTTGTCTTCAGGAACAATACGAACTACATTTACATGCAGCATACCATCCTTTAGTTCTGCAGAAGTTACTTCCATATACTCTCCCAAGGCAAAAGATCTTATGAACTTTCTACCTGCGATACCCTTATGAACTACCTCTACATCTGCTACTTCTACAATCTCACCCTTAATAATTAATGTTCCGTTATCTACTGAAACATCAATATCTGCCTTTGAAAAACCAGCAACAGCCAGTAAAATCTTGTATGTATCTTCATCTAGTTTGATAAGATCATAAGGCGGATATGATTGTGAGTTTCCTTTATGTACTGCATTTAATCGACCTAACTCTCTGTTAAAGCCAATAAAAAAAGGATCATTGAATAGATCCAGATATAAGTGATTTACCATGTTATTCCCCTTTCAAGCGAATAATTTAATTCCCCCCATTTGGGCAGGTGATAATATTATAACATAGAAAAACAGGCCTGTCAAATAAACAGACCTGTTAATCTAATTTATTACTTCTTTGCTGCTGCCTTCTTAGCAGTCTTCTTGACTACCTTGGCAGACTTAACTGCTTTATCTACCTCATCTACTGATGGCATCTTGCCAAATGCAGGATCTGAAGGGTTTGCTGCTCTCAATACAACGGGCACAAGTGCTCCAAGTAGTGAGTATGCTAGTGTCTGTGGATCTGTTACACCAGAAGCATACATTGCTGTTGCTGCTCCAAGTACTGATCTTCCGTATGACGCTAGTGCGTTTTTGATTTGTTGGTTCATTTTATTCCTCCTATAGGATATTTGTTGCTTGACTATAATGTAAATCACACAGATCAACAATTCTGCTTTCAGAACTTGCCCAAACCTGTGTACTTTCGTCTTGGCACAAATCTTCTTCGCATATATGCAAGTTAAGATTTTTGGTGTGCTTAAGGACTATCATTACCCTATTCTATCATAGTCTTCTGGTAGCAGTTTCTTTATTTCTTTGTATGCCCCAGAAATCTTCTTCATTGAGTGGTAGTGTGGGTATGCGGACCCAACCTGTCCATACTCGTCAAAATAGGCTATTTCTGGCTCAATATCATTAATAAACTTACTTAATGCTTCTTGCACATCATCTATGTATTGATATGCCCAGTCCCTAGAATCTGAAACAAATTTTAAAAATGCTTCATTTGATTTCTCTTCGTCTGTTTTATTTTCTTCGCTTATTGAGTTTTGAGTAATCAAAAGACTAATGGTATTAGCAAGGATTGCACGATTCTTTTTTACTTGAAGCATATACAGAGAAAAGAATAACAAAGTCAAAAATACAAACACTCCAACCAAGATTGACTCAATCACAACTCTTTACCTCCCTCTCTTACTAATAGCACAATTGCACCATTGTCCTCTAGCGCTTTCTTTACACGAATCATGTACTCTATCGCCTCTTTTTTCTTTTCCACTGTTTCTAAAGACATAAAATCTTTTTCTTTAGCCTTTACTGTTAAGAAATTATCATTGTCTATAATCTGTAAAGAGAAACCTTTCGGACAGTGTAAAGACCTAAAAGCCTTTTGCATTGCATCTGTGTACATATCACTCCATAGTTAACGATTGCCAGGTTTTACCCCAGTCAGTTTTACTTTTGTGGCTAGAAAACTCTTTAGAAACTTCTCCATTTTCTAAGTAGACTCCTCCCCAAACTCCCCATTCTTTGCCAGATATTCCGACAGAAAAACATTCTTTTCTTACCAAACAAGAAGAACATAAAGCATCTATTGCTGGACGAAGCAGTTCGTCTTCTTCATACTTATCAAAAAAAAGATTTGTATCATAGTCTAAACAAACAGCATTATCTTTCCACTTATACTTATTCATCTACTTCACATACTTATCTGGAATTTCCCACCCTTGACTAGAAGGAATAAACTCTTTTTTCATTTGCCATTTATTGTTTTTGTATGTACCAAACTTTGAAAAGTATGCTTTTTCTGATGGAAATGTTTCAACTACAGTCCATCCATCCCAAGACAGTTGCTTGTTGTTGGTTACGATTGATTCCATAACACTTAAAGAACTAATTGTTTTCATGTTTTTCCGTTCTGTTGTGTGCTTTGCACAGGTTGTGTATAAAAAGTTAAAATGTGTATACGTTGGTATTGATATTATTTAGTTTTGATAGATGAACAATCTTTGAAACTGGTTCTTTTGGATTAGAAAGAAAAGCAAAATGATTTATATCTTTTATATTTTCTTCTAACCATTCAGAAGTAACCTTGTAGAATTTTATATTCTTTTTCCTTGACTTCATTCCTCTTTCAGATAAATTTGCAAACTCCATAGCCATCATGCTTATATTGTTTGGTCCTGCCGAATATATAACAAAATCTTTGTCCTGTTCTTCTAATTCAGAAAGAGCAACGGCCATTGATCTGAGGAATATGTTGTAGTTATCAAAACTACTTGTCCCCTGAACCCCTACTATCATCGTTAATCCCTTCTCTTAGTTTATCCATTATAAACAGCATCTTATCTAATTGTACCTTATCCATGTGCATTGTGTCAACTTGTTCTGCAGACTCTTTGTCAATTGACTGACCATCCAACGATGCCTTATAAAAAATATTATCTTTAATCCAATAAGCCTGGTTGTCTAATATTATAACTTTTACATTAGTTTTGTCGTAATGCATCTTTGACTGAGTTTTGTTTATAACTTTTCTTGAATACTTTTTCCCATAGTTAAATCTATGAAGAAGCATTGCCTGACTTATTATCTGAGGTTTATTTTTAGACTTTGACGCAAGAACATAGGTAGCCAAAACTAATAAGATAGTTATGGTTAATCCAAAAGCACCATACCAGTTATTCATAAACACTCCTAGTATTCATTGTATCACTTTTTTTCTGAAAGCACTCTTATTATTTCTTGTATGACTACTCTTTCTTCTTTGTCTAAAGATGCTATTGCATTTGCATCCAAAGACTTTTCAGCAAGTTTAACTAAAGGATCAGCAACAGTAACATTCATATCTATAAATCCTTTTTCCCATAACCTCATTGTTACTTGTGAAAAGTAAAAAGACATTTCTTTGCTTAACTTTGGATCAATCGCTCCCAGTATATCTGTTGGCTTATACAAGGCTTCTCCAGACTCTGAATCTATTCCAACAAACTCTAGACCACCCTTTAATACTAGGTCGTCTATAATCTTGTCTGGATCACTCACTTGCCAGACTTCTTTCTAGCCCTTGCAAGTGCATCAAAGTCTTTAATCTTTGTCTCACCCATATAGCCCCAAGCATAACCATCGTTGATCATCCTGTCATTAAGAGATACTGTATCTCCATCAACATAGATCCATCCCAAAATACGACCATACTTTTCTGAAGAGTTCATCTTCTCTGTCTTGATAACTACAGTCTTAGCAGCGTCAATAGCATGCTTCAAATAAGCCTTTGCTTCCAGTCCCAGGGCCTTTTCAGCCAGATCCTTAGTCCTTGACTCAGGGGTATCAATACCAGCCAGTCTTACTCTTGAACTAAAAGAAATATCAAACCCTAAATCAATATCTACATCGATGGTATCTCCATCAACGACCTTTGTTACTTTCTTTACATAATATTCAAACATTAGTAATCCTCACCTTTTGCTTTATTTTCAACCAACTTGTCTCTTTCATCAACTATAGTGATCATAAAAGACATCATTTTATTGTATCCTTCTGGACTATTCATTATATTATTGTAGTGGTGACCACAAAAAAGGAGATCTCCGTTTAGTCCATTAACCTGAACCAATGCCTCTGCATTACAGGAATCACAACGATCTCTTGGGCTAAGAACCCATTCTTTTGTTTGCACAATTGTATTAGTCATGGTCTTCATAGTATACTCTATCTTTCTTGTATTAGGTTGGTTAGTCTCTTATCTTTAATTATACATTACAGTTATCAAGATGTCAAGAGCGCTCTAGACGCATTTAAGGCTTGATGCTTCTTCAGCAATAGTTTGTGTCATTCTAGATCTTTCGTCTAAAATTTCGTGAGCATCTTCATATACTACACCATTACTGTAGTATCTGTAATAGTTTTTTCTAAAGTGAAAGTTACAATAAAAAACACCATCTTTTTCATTAAGATTTTTAGTGTAAGTAAAGTTAATTTTTCCATCAACCTTATATTTAGGCCTTACATGAACAAATGCTTCTGCAGTACATATTAGACTGGGCCTGTGAGTGCTATATACTGAGCAGTTGTTACCTAGAGTAATTGTAGTGGTTACATTTTTTGCAAATGTATCCCTGACCCTTTCCCTTTCGTCAACAATAAACTCTTGAATAGTTTCCCAAGGACTACCTATACTTGCGCCACCTCGTGTTCGTGTCATATTCATTTCATAATAATAATGATAATCACACAAGAATTTTTTTCCATGAGTTCCCTCTATATAGACAAATGCAGGTGCCACACAAGAAGGATTTGCATTTTCAGTTGCACCGATTATGTTAAGTGTTTTTTCAGGCAAAAACATCATAGGATCAAATGATTGACATACTTGATTTTCTGGAATTCTTGATATCATTTTTTCCTGTTGTCTGTGCTATAGAACCCACTACCATTAAAGACTGCCCCTACGTTAGAGTAGACACGAGTTAACCCTGTATTACAAACTTCACACTTGTAACCTGGATCCTCAGAACCAATTGGTCTTTGCTTAATAAAGTTGTCGCTGCATTTTATACAGTTATATTCATAAATAGCCATTACTTCTTTTTCTTTTCTTTTACATACCAAACTGGCAGTTTGAGTTCATCTCCAGACCATTCGTATCCTAAAGTTTTTACAACAAACTTAATTATCTTAATACGCATTACTTAATCTTCCTAAGCCAGCGATTGTTCCAGATTCTTTCAAATATAAAGTATCCAACAATCTCCCAACCAACGTATACAAGAAAACCTATAGTTATGGGCTCTAAGTATTCATTTTCCCATTTTCCAGTAATGATATATATCAAATAAGAAAACAACAAACTGGCAACGCCTACGTGAAATGCAGTATAACTTATTGCCTTAATAGAACTTCTCTTTTTTGATTCCATTATAGGGCCACTTGACCCTTTCCTCCGCCACCAGAAGACTTCTTTGCAACTGTCTTTGCAGCCTTCTTTGCTAATGGCTTTGCAGACTTCTTTGCAGCATCTGCTGATGCAAACTTAACTGGTGTGGGTTTTGCTGCTAACTTGTTTAATAGCGGAAGATCTTCTTCACCAGTATAAACTGGACGACCCCAACCAACTACACCAT